CGATGCAATTGATTGAGTACGCCCAGCTGCACTTCTTGTCTGAAAAGTAGCTTGGTACGTGGTCTACTTCCACGTTTGTAAACTTTTCCTTTTCACGATCAAAGGCCAAGCACTCGATAGGGATATCCTTGTTGTTGGTACCCTTTAGCCAGTACACATATCGGGGTAACACACCACCGATAAGACGAACAGTATTGTCACCGTCTTTGTACTCATAAGCCTCTACGGACTTCTTAACTGCCTTGCCTTTTGTTTCGCCAAATTTTAGAGCCATTGTAAATTTCCTCGTATTTGAATTTGATTAGATTGGTTTCAATAATTAATAATGGATTGCTTTTTATTTTATCTATTAAAAGATCTGGAAAAAATGATCTATCTAGTGTTATCACACCGTATGTTTTGTAAAGGAACCAGTCACGACGTCCTGCTAACCTTATGTATTGCGTTCTATAACCAGGGTCAATGTTTTCTAGGCTCAATACTGGGTCGGGATTCAGTAAATAACTGCTGCCTTTTAACGATGTTTTACTAGGTTTATATTTAGATTTAGAGCTGGTAGGGATGCTGCCACGGTGGTGATAGGTAAGCAGTGCTAAGAATTTATCGGGGTCACCTGCAGCTTCCCTTTCCAAGACCTCTAAGTTAAAAAATAAAGCCATTATCTGCCTTAAGAAATACTATTATAGCATTTATGATTTATTGTGGCAAGTCAAAATTTATCTTGCCTTACAATCTTTCTACTGTCCAGCCTTTGTCCATATAAAAACCCAATCGCAATGCGGCTTGACGTTTTTCTGGAATGCTTGCAAATGCTATATCTAACACAAGCGGTTCTGGTTTGTTTGGGTGTAGTCTCATGACTCGCCCAATTATTTGTTCTAAGCTGATGGGATTGGACGTAGGTACTGCGAGTATAACACAACTCAGCCGGTTAATGGAGATTCCTTCTGAGAAGATTTGACGGCTTCCAGCAACACACATCTTTGTTTCGCTTTCGAGTTCTTCAATGATCTGTTTGCGTTGTTCATATGTTGTGGAGCCTGTAACAAGCGCGCAAGTTTCTTTTCCAATCTTGTTTCTCACTTTCTCCAAAAACTCAGTTCGGTCAGCCACTATCAATACACTGTGGCCATGACTTATCTGGATTGCTGCCATGGCTGCCACAAAGTTCTGATAGTCCTCATTGTACAGTAGATCGTTGATCTTTTCTACCCAGGTTCCATCATTTTTTAAGTGCAGTCCTGTGTTTACAATCTTTACTGTTGGGTTAAGGGTGTGACTTTGTGGGGGTCTGTAAATCTTGTCACCAAAGTAGTCACGAAACACAACATGTTTGCCGTCTGTACGTTCCATTGTACCACTTAAAGCAATACGATATCGGCTATACATACCGTCTATCAATTGTCCAAACGTTTCAGCGGGCACGTGGTGAGCTTCGTCTAGTATGATAGTACCAAACTCCTTGCTCAAGACTGCTATGTGCTTGATGACGGTTTGAATGTTGCCGATGACAATAAAGTGATCTTCAATATCAAACTCACCACTGCCAACGATTCCAGGAGTCAAGCCGTAAAGACTTTGTACTTCGCCTATCCACTGATCACGCAAAAAGGTATTGTGAGTGATTACCAGTGTTTTTTGACCAAACTTGCGAGCCAAGTGTAAGGCAGTAAATGTTTTACCCCAGCCTACCAGTGCGTTTATGAAACAGGTATCTTCAACTTGATCATACACCGGCTGTTGACTGTCTCGCAACTGAAACCGTGGATTTGGAAAAGGCACTTCGTGCGTGACCCTTTTGTCCACAATCTCATACTCTGGTGGTACCAAGTCCAGCCGACCTTGAGGAATACTCACTATGTCTCGTGGCAAGATCTTGTAGTTTTTGATGGTTTCAATCTTCTTGGTTTTGCCTTTTTGACCAGCTCTGGTTTCGATCCTGTATGTAAGGCTATCTATCAACTGCTTTAGGTGTTCGTGATTTTTTGGTTTTAAGTATATTCGATTGCTAACAATTGCTTTGGGTTTTTCTGCTGTCATACCATTCTTACTGTGTCGGTCAGTTTGTCTGGATACAGTCCGTATAACAAGTACCCTGTACCCACCAATAACAATCCGGCATATTTACAGTCTTGGTTTGGCGCGTGCAGAACTTTGAATCTGGTTCCCACTCCTTGTACCTCTACAATGGCACCGCCTGTTTTGATAGGAATAATCTGGCTGATACTCTTGAACACAAGGGGCACCCTTTTGGTCTTACGGTACTCAAAAACATATCCGGTACTATCAATAAACCAAGTGCCGCCCTTGCTCAATTTGATCATGTCGCCTAGAAAAAACACTGCATGTCTCAGCTTTGCCAAGGCCACGCCACTGTTCTTCAATTGCAGCCTTCTCATGGCAAGACTGTTGCCTGATGTACCAGTATCGTCCACTACTAGGGTCTTGGTTTCTATTTCACCATCTTTGTGGTGAGTTTCGTAGTGGTAATACCAACGTGTGCCTTCACGGTTGGGTTTGTCATGGCCCAAGTGATAGATTGGAAACTGGATCTGATTAAGCATTTTTAACAAGAATTCCGTTTTCTAGTGTGTAGTGTTCTTCGAACTTGTCAAAGCTGTAGTCTTGGCCTATGTCTTGATCGACCCCAATAGGGCTACCTGGAATACCACAACCACGGTCACGTTGAGTCATTGTTTTTAGGATCTCGCAGTAGCGTTCAACCTCATGGTCTGGCACCAAGGCCACTATTGAGTCGTGTACTAACATAAAGATTTGACTCTTCATCTTCAATCGCTTCAACTCATCGTGAGTGTCCATCGCCCCCAATAGATTGACGTCGGACGCGAGGCTCTGTACTTCCGCGTTGATACCGCTCCGCACCTCATGCGCTGCAATACCCTTGTCTGCGGAGAACACGTTAGGCAAACGCCTTTTACGCCCAAAGAATGAGTATGTATACCCATTAGTCTCAATGAAAGTCTTTCTGTTATCCAGCCAGGTCTTGAGCTTCTTAAACCTAGTAAAGTACTGGCTAATGTCGTCCTTTGCTTGACTGATAGGGTAGGCTTCTCCAGTTGCTTTCGTAACCGATTGAGAAACTTTTGCCGGGCCCGAGCCGTACAAAATCCCGAAGCTGATCGCTTTCGCGCTCTGACGTAACGAGCCATACTGTTTTTTAACATCCTCTACCTCACATGGCAAGTTGAATACCATTTTTGCAATACTACTATGAAAGTCTCCACCACTGGAGAACACGCTCTGTAGGTTCTTGTCGCCACTCAACACAGCAGCATAGTACATTTCTGCTGTTGTCAAGTCCTGACTTACAATCTTGTAACCGTCGGGGGCTCGTATACATCCCTTAATGATTGGATCATCTCGCGGAATTTGTTGAGCATTAAACTTACCACTACTAGATAAACGGCCACTAGTGGTAAAGATAAGATTAAAATTGGTACGAATTCGGCTATCACGATCTAACTCCGGTAATATTTTGCTAACATAACTTGACTGAATTTTAGCAAGCTGGCGTACAGTGAGAATCTGGGCCGGGAGTGGATGTTCTTCACTAAGTTCCTCAAGTACTTCGGCATCCGTTGATAGTGCCCCAGTTTTTGTGAGTTTGCCCGTTGGAGTAAGCCCCACATAGTCAAACAAGACCGTTCGAAGTTGTTGAACTGAATTTGGGTTAAAGATTTTGCCCGAGTCTTTCTCGAATGCTTTAACTTCCTCAAACGCATAAACTTTCTCCTTAGCTTCTAAAATCCACTTGTCTAGGTAGTTACCAGCAGCCTCCAATCGTGGCTTGCTCATGGGAATGCCCACCTCTTCCATGTCCATTAAGAATAGGGTACCACGGATCAACAGGTTTTGGTACACCCAAGTCAGTTTAGGGTTCTTTTGAATTAGTGGATGGAACTTTTCGTACAATTCTAGGGTCACAGCAGTGTCGATTGACGCATACTTGCTGATCACATCAAAGGGAATGAGGTCGTAGGTAAAGTCTTCTTCTAGCAGGCCATACTGCTTGCAGTAACTCTTCTTAAAGTCGTCTAGTTCACTGTCGTAGTCGCCATAGTCGGTGTACTTTAGGGCCAGCTGCTTCAAACCATGACTGTCAGTCTCGTCCAATACATAGTGCATAACCATAGTGTCATGCACTTTGGCTCTGTTGAAGTCGATGCCTAGATGGTAATAGATCATCTTGTAGTCAAACTTCATGTTGTGAAACACAATGCTGTACTTGTCGACGATCCTGTTGATCAAGTCCAGGTGCCGGACGTCTAACACATCTGTCAAGATATATCGACCCTGCTTTTTCTTGTAGCTCAAGCTCAAACCCAACACATAACCATCTCGTGGATACAGTGCAGTTGTTTCCGTGTCTAGTGCAACCACATCTACTGCATTGTCGAATACTTCTTGTAGGTACTCCAATGCTTCTTCAGAGTCGTTGATGCCCTTAAAGTCGCCAGTTTGACCGCTATTTTTGACGTGGCCTGCTGCGTACTGCTTGATCTTGTCTGCTGCACGCTCAAAATCTGGCTTGCCTTCTGGCTTAAAAATCAACATGGCTGGGTTGGTAATACACACCCACTTGTCGTCAATTAACAGTCCAGCATAGTTGGTAACACTGCTGACTTTGGCATACTCTTTTGCAGCCTCTGAGCCTACCAAGATCACTAGGTCAAACGGATCTAACAGACTCCGATCCAAGTCCACATCTTTTTTCAGCAACTTTTGAATTGGTACTGAACTCATGTGAAAAACCTCAAACTCAAAGTCAAAGTACTTTGAGTAGTCATTACGACTAGGTGCTTTATCAACTATTGCTATCTTTTTCACTTATGTATTCCTTGATGCTGTCCACATACTCTTGGCTCAACTCACCTGGGTCACTGTCGTCTTCTAACACAATCTTTTCAGTTATGTACCCACACTCTTGCAACACAGGTTCCAGTTTGTTCATGGCATCCTGTCCTGCTTTATCGCCATCGTACATGAGATATAATTTTACTATGCCCTGAGCTTTCAAACTCAACAGTTTAAGCTCTGGTTCTTTGAATAGAGTGTTTGTTCCAAAGGTACAACATACGTTATGCAACCCCTTGTCGTACAGGTTCAGCATGTCAAATATGCCCTCTACTAACACTGCGCTGGTATAACGCTCTTTAAACACCTCTGGGTAGATGGGCATTGTTACACCACGAGGATGGTTCAAGTAGCGCGGGTTGCCGTCACTCATCATGTGGCGACCCACGTATACCATGTTTTTACCACGAATGTCACGAATGGGAAACCAGATTCTGTCAGTTAATTCACTGCCGCTGTTGACGTAGAAGGCATCGAACTCTTTTAAGGTTTTAACACTGATACCTCGAAAAGGCTTTGTCATTGGAACAAAAAGCTCTGGAAACTCCACTCCATTGAAGTTTAGGTTCAACTCTTTTAACTTTTCTTTTAGTTTGGCCACTTTGATACTAGTAAAATTACCTACTACGCCAAAGTGTTTGAATATGTTTGTTTTAAATCCACAACTAAAACAG